CTCCATTTCCTATAAAAATTAAATTGTTAGAATTAATAAGTTCATTATTAACTATATAATTTAATGGTTTTAAAAAATACAAATACTTGCAATTATTATTCTTTGCTTTTGTACATGCTTGATTTATTTCATCTGTATAATCTTGTAAATTATCGGTTGCAATATATTTATAAGCATTATAATTCATAATATTTGCCAATTGCGAATCTGTATTGTCCATTCTCAGTCCAATATTATTATAAGATTGTCCTGTTACTCCGCTTGTTCTTGCTGCTGTAAGTTCTACACTTGTATTCTCATGTGTGGCACTTTCATAAGCAGTTTTGATTGTATTAAATTCACTAACTCTATTAGTTTCATTAGTTTGTCTTGTCTGTTCGTTAGACTGCCTAGTAGTTTCAGCGCTAACTCTTCCCTGTTCTGCGGTAACTCTAGTGCTTTCAGCTTGTGCGTGTTGTGCTTCTTGTGCTGTAATATCCGTTTTAAATTGGTCATTGTCAGCGCTTAAATTGCTTTCATATGTATTTACTTCGCTTGCCATAGTGTCTAACCCACCAGCTATACTATCCCTTACGTCTTTAGCAAATACCGCTGTTCTAATCGCTTGTGTTTCTTGACTTATATCTACTGCCATATGTACCACTCCTTAAATTTTTATAATAAAAAAAAGACCCGAAGGTCTTAAAAAGTTATTTGATATCCTAAATCTTTCATTTTGTTTTGAACTTGCGTTTTAAAATCTGCTAATTGTTGTTGTATAGTTTGTAAATTAGACGTAAGCAAGTCTTTATTTACTACATTTACGCTAAAAAGCAAATTTGTTGCGGAACTATTTAGGTTGCAAGATACTAAAAGAACTGTTATAGTTTTGTCTCCATCTGCTACTGTTATGTTCCCATTAAGCCCTGTGTTTTCATCTATATTTAACATTTAATATTCCCCCTTATGTTGTTTTAGGTTGAAAATTTTGTGTAACCCAAGCTTGTAAATTGCTTATTGCTGTGTTTAAATTTTGGTTTGCCCAAGATTGAGTTGCTACAATATCATTGTTTATTGTTACCGTTGCAGCGGAAAGATCTAAATTATTAACACAATCAAGATACATCGAATTGTCAGCGTGCATTGATAGCCTATCATTTGAATATACATTTAGTCCATAATTTTTCAAAGAATGGATATTCCCATTAGGGAATTCTATCGCTGGTACAATTTGCGTAGTACCATCTATTGTAAAAAAACCAATAGACATTTCTTTTATCCCATTGCTGTAAATGTCAATATATTGCTCATGCAAATACATATAGTTTGTATCACTTGCAGTTTTTAAAAGAGCGCCTTGAATTGTTCCACCTTTTATTTCATCTGCTGTGAACCCTGCGCCAGTTCCAAAACTTCTCCAATTCCATGTTCCATCAGCATTTTTTGTGTTGGCAATAGCCATAAAGCCCGGTCCTAAATATAAAGCTCCATAATCTGGGGAACTTGCATCTATATTTTCAAGAAGAAACCCTTTGTCTTCTACAGGTGTTGCGTGCTGATACGCGCCACTAGCCTTAAGACCATTTTGTAATGTATTTATTATTCCTTCTAACCATTTCGTATTAACATTGTCATTAGATGTGGTTATTTTATTTACCACTTTGCTTGTACCTTGATATTCTATTTCGCTATCTGTTACACGCACTGGCTGATTAGAAATTTGTAATGTAGGATCCCAAGGTTTTGTTAAATCAACATCTACTTCTACCACAGCATAATTTACATTGTTTATTCCCATTATTGGGTTATTGATGTTTACTGTAGTAGTTATATCAAATGCATTTTCAGAAGTGTTTGCTAACACACTTAAATCTGACGCGGTAGAAGTTAATATTTGCTGTGGCGTTGTATATGTAGCCAAGTCTGCTGTTGCGGCATCTAAAAGATCAGTGTCTATATCTATATCTTTGTACTCAACGCTTTTATATATAATTCCATACTTGTTTTTCATTGGCGTATTTTCTAAATAATTAACTCCACCGTTGGCACTGGCTATTGTTAAATAATCTTGCCCTATTGGTATTATTCTTGTTGCTATCCCGTTTGGGTCGTCTTGCACTACCATTTCAGCCATGTTCTGACCTAGTGTTATATTTACTGTGTTCCCTGTTGTAACTGTATAGTCTAAATAATTAACTCCATTAACATTCCTTATGCTTATATCACCTTTACTTGTATCTAAAATATATTTTTGTATAGCTGCTAAAGTCGTTTCATATTCTGTATTAAACCATAAATTATCATTTATCGTGATATTCCCCGGTTGAATTTGTTTCCATGTGTCTATACGTGCATTATGCTTTTGCAAAAGGTCTGTTATAGCTGCAAGAGGTGTAACTCCCTCATAAACATATTCTTCTGTTAAACTATCATTTAGATAATCCATAACCCCATAGCAAATTACTTCTTTATAAAACACCCCTGTGCTATCCATTTGCTCCGTAATTTGGAATACTCGGCCATCAAATTTTACAGTATTATCTCTAGTGTCATAAACTTTAATTAATGTCACTAATCGAGTTAGCAAGTTATATGCTGGGTTATTTGGATAAAAAGAAAAGGTTAGTTGAGGTGTCTGGCTTCTCTTAAAATTTAGCTTTAATTCTCCACATTTAGGTGTGTTATTGTTCCCATCTGGAAAGTGTATTACTGTTTGAGTGTTATTATTTACTATTATTGCTTTATACATTTACAATCTCTCCTTCCGGAAATTAAAAGATATAGTCCCTGTGCCTGTTATTACTATGTTATTTGTCCCACTCTTTAGAGTTAATCCGTATATAGTGTTATCACCAGAAACCACATTATAATCAGCCCCGTTTATTTTCACTGACATTGCTGTACTAGCTGTTATAACTGGCAATACTGGCCTGCCTACATTCTGTATTGTAGTTGTTAAAGTATTTGCAACTGTAAAGCTTGTAGGTTGAAAATAGTCTGTTAAAAAGTTTATATTGTTCCAATAAAGATTGTCTAAACCCTCTAAGGTTAAACCTTTTTTAAATGGGTCTACTATAAAAGAAAGAGTTAAATAGCCCCAATACCAAGTGTCTTCCCAGCTTGCGGTTTGTGAATTGTCAAATTCTCCATACCAATAGTATCCTAAATCATCGTCAAAAATAATTTGTTGCCTGTTGCTATCCATTAGCCACTCTAACACATCTGAATAAAGTATCTGTAGCTCTTCTTTTGTTTTGCCACTAGATATTAAATCTAATTTTAAATCAATTTGTCTTTGCGTAAAGGTATCAACTCCGTTTGTAGCAACCGTACTAAAGTCATAAACACCGTTCATATAAGGCAACGATACCTTTATTTTATTTTTAACAGGTGGAAGTATATGTTTATATTCCATTATTAGCCCAAAGTCATTAATAGAATGTTTACCATTAAAAGTGAAACCATAATTCATATAACCCCCACCCTTCTACTTCTTATTGCTAAATTATTCCCCTGTGTTATGTCTAAAGGATTTGTTACACCTCTCGCAACTGCCTTGCCATCCATCATCATGATAGGTGACACATTTATACTAGGTTGCTTAGTTGTTAAAGACTTTTGTATAGTATCTATAGCACTTTGTGAGAAACTAGTTTTTGCAATAAGCCGTTGGTCAACATTTATGTTCCCAGAAGTTACGTTGGACATAATGCTTTGTAAATTGCTTAATTTAGCATATAAAGGTGTAAAGAAATTATTGTTTATAGTATCTATACTGCTTGAAAATGCATTTGCAAATCTTTCGCCGATGCTCTGCCCTGTAATTTCGTAATCATCACCATATTTTTGCAGCAGTGAGATAATGTCTTTCTGGTTATTATCAATAATCATTTTTTGTGCTTGTGCTGCTAACTGTGCGTCCGTAGTCTGTTGGGAGTAAAAATTATCTATGTTTTGCAATTTTGTATCTGCTGAACTTTTGACCTGGTCTGCTTGCTGCTGTAAGGCTTCTTTTTGAGCGTCTATGCTTTCCTTGTAATGTCTATCGTCATCTTCTTTTAATAAATCATTAAGCTGGCTTTGCAGTTCTGCTCTTTTAGCTCTTCCAACACTCATATTAAGTTGTCTTCTTATATCATTTTCTTTTTGTGCATTGTCGGCATCTTCTTCGGCCTCGTCATGTGCTTGCTGTTGCTTATCAAGTGCATCCATTTGAGCGTCTATTTTTTTTAATTGTGCGTCTCTATAGTCTGTAACACTCTTTTCATCTAAAGACTTCTCATAATCATAGTTTTTCTTTAGAGCATCCTTTAACTTATCTGCCAAGTTATTTACATTGCTTATAAATGTGTCTGTAGTTTTCTGCTGTGCATCATTCATTTTTTGTTGTGCTTCAACAACTTTTTCTGCCATATCAGCGTATTGCTTTTGATATTCATTGTATTTTGCTAACATTTGCTGTGTTTTGTCATCATTTTCACCTAGCTGTGAAGATAATTTTTTATAAGCATTCCAAGCAACAACACTTTCTGTAGATATATTAGTCATTTCTCCTAACATGTTTCTTAGATCTTCTGTTGCATCCCCTGTGCTTTCGCCCAACATATCATTCTCATGTGCTAACTTTTGTAGTGCTGCTTCTACAGTTACCGAACCACTTGCCATGTCTTTCCATAATTGGGCTCTTGCGTTTCGCTCTGGTGTAACGGCTTCTACTAGCTTATTAGAAACTGCTAAAATTGCATTATCCATTACATTCATATTCCCGTTTATACCATCCGCTAAGCTTTGCATAAAGTCCGGCATCCATGTGTCATCATCAGCAAGTGGCCCTTTATCTGGCTTTGAATGGTGTAACATAGAACTTATTTCATTAGCTACCCACCCTACGGCATCACCTAATGGCCCAAATTCTTCCTTTATTCCAGATATGAAATTATCCATCATATCTTTGCCCCAATCAAGTGCGGTTTGGCCTATACCTTTAAAAAGTCCACCGATTGTGTCTAAAATTCCACTTATTATGTTTACTGCTCCGCTGAAAATATCGCTTACTAAATTAACCAAGTCGTGCCATGCAGCACCCCAATTGCCATTTATAACGTCCATAACTAGCTTTATTACATCTTCTACAGCGTTTATAGCTGTTGTTACAACTGCTTTAATTGTTTCCCATATTGGGGGCAATACATTAGAAATTATATTCCAAGCTGTTTGCCAAATAGGTTTTATAGCCTCCATACCAGTCTGTATTATAGACTTTACAACATTTATTACAGTTCCTACAGTTTGTTCGATAAGTGGCCAATTAGCTACGAACCAACTAACAACTTGGCTTGCTGTTTGTATAACAAAATTAAGAACTGGCTTTAATACGCTTTCCCAAACTGCCTGTATTGCGCTAAACACTGTATTTATTACGTTGCTTATTGTTGGCCAATTTGAAACTATCCAAGATACAATATCGCCAAAAGTTTTAAGAATAATTTTTAAGATAGGGTATAAAACTCCGTTCCAAATTTGTGCTATAGCATTAAACACTGTACTTATAACATCTTGAACTGTTGGCCAAGCATTTTGTATACCATTTGCTACATCATTAAAGATTTTGCCTAAATTCTTAATAGTTTGTTGTGCCTGTGGACTAACTGACATTATTTTGCTAAGTCCATCAATTACAGCCTGTGGTGCACTTTTACCGCTGTTTAATTCACTAAAAAAAGTTTTAAATCCATCAGACAGAGTTTTTATTTTGCCAACTATATTTTGCACAACTTGTGTAATCTTTGTTCCTATCTGTGTGCCAAACAAGTTAACAACAAATGTGCTAAATGCTGTCATAACACTTTTGGATGTATTAAAAGCATTTTGTGCCGCGCTAAAGGCGTTTTTAATTTTATTTACAAATCCATCAACTACGGTTTTTATTCCTCCAAAATTTTTAGTATAAGCTAATGTTAATGCTGCTATAGCTGCAACAACAATTAAAATCGGTGCTGATAAACTACTTATTAACCCTGTTATTCCACTCACTGCCGGCCCTAATATAGTAGAAACTTTTTCGAATAGCCCTAAGCCACCAACTAAAGTGCCGAATACTGCCGTTATAGAAAGAACTGCTGCAACTAAAGTTTTATGTGCGCTAGTAAAGTTTGCTATAGATTGAACCCCACTATTTAATACTTTTGCAAATTGTGTTAAATAAGGTATTAAAACACTCCCTATAGTACCTTTAATACTAGTCATTTGGTTTTGTAATAGCTTCATTTGCCCCGCATATGTATTAAGCTGTGCACTAGCTTGACCGCCGAACTCTTTATTCAATTCTTTTATAATTACTTCTTGTGCTCCTGCTGCATTACCTGCGTCTTCCATTGCTTTAATCTGCTCTTTTTGCTGCGCTGTAAATGTCACACCAACACGAGTCAAAGCAGTAATGCCTTTTACTGGGTCATTTAATGCCTTACCTAATTGAATAGCGGTTTGTTGTGGTGCTGTTCCCATCTTTTGGCTCAAATCTAACATTGCAGAACTAGCATCTTTAAAAACTTTTCCTTGAATATTAGTAAAGGTCAGTAGCATATTTTGCCCTTTAAGAATTTCGCCCGCGCTAAATGTTGTTGTATTAGCTAATTCTTTAGACATAGATTGTATCTGTTGTGCTGTGTATCCTGCTGCGCCACCTGTAGACTTAATTGTTTGCTCTAAATTTGCAAAGTTTTGTTGCCCTGCTGCTGCAATATCAATTGAACTTTTTAAAAATGCTCCTGCTGCTATTCCTGCCGCCCCCATAACATCCTTTATCCCTGCTGTTGCATTGCTAACACTAGACTTAACTCTCTGCATAGCCTGTTCAAGTGGGTTAACGTCCGCATTTATGGGTATATTTAAAGCTAAATCATCTGCCATTGTCTCCCTCCTTTCTCTTAAAAAGGGTATAAAAAAAGAACCACATTTTGTGATTCTGTTAATTTCTATTTTATTTAAATAATTTTGCTATGTATTTAATTGGTACCCATATGAAAAATAAGTAAAAAATATAAATTGGCATAAATAAAAGTTTTATAAGACACCATACGCCATGTCCTATTAAATAAGTGCATCCTGCTCCCATTGCAACCTTACCAGCATTATTAATTTTCTTATTTCTGCTTAGTTGTGCTATTGAGCCATAGCCTATAGCTTTGTAAGCATTTTCTTTATTATTCTTCTTACTTTTCATATCCGCTCACCTCTAACATAATTATATCATTATGCTAGATAATTACAATCCCATTTTATCATAATTACTTGTTGCTTCTTCATCTTGTTTTTTAGCTTCGTATATTTGTATATCTAACCAAAAAAAGATATCCATCTGATCTATTTCATTTAATTTCATGTATGGTTCTTTATATACATTCTCACCATCTTTTTTTCTTATCCATAATAAAGAATCGTACATTTCTAGTATAAATTCCTCGGGGGTTAGTTTTTTGCCCCCACTTAAGCGTTTTTTGATGCAATAGCCAACTGTTCAGTTTTATTATTCATAGTTCCTATTATTTCTTCTACTAAGTTTGTAAATGTAGGTATTATTTTATTTGCTTCTATTCCATCATAAAATTGGTCTAAAGTAAATTGATTTCCAAATATATCTACTATGTAGTTTACCATTTCGTCTAACATTGTTTCATCTTGTTTAGTAGTATTAACCTTTTTAGACATTGCAAAAGTATTTCTTAATTTTCTGCCACTAATAAAAGGTGTTGCAAACTCTCTATCTTTATTATCTATTTTTAAAGTTATTTTCATATTAACTCATTCCTTTCTAATTTAAAGGGGCATATAGCCCCATGTTTAGCTTGCTGCTGTTGTGAAATTGCATGTAAATACATTTGCCAACGTATTGCCTGCTGTATCTTTTACATTCTTAGTAACTGTAATTATATAACCGGATGATGTGCTAAGTGCTGCCGCTGGTGTTAATGTAACAGTTTTTGCATTGTCGTTGTAAGTTGCTGGTGCATTAACTTTTGTGCCATCACTAGCTTTAATCATAAAAATATTATCTGTTGTTACGGTACTAGCATTTAAATTTGTACTAAATGTTAATACTGGTGCTGTAGAAGTTGCTACACTTGTAGCTTCGTCTAATGGCGCAACTGTACATGTTATAGGTGTGGTTGTACCGCTAACAGATTGGAACCAAGTTGTTGAAACATCTGTATAGTCAGACTCGTCTTGATCTTTTGTAACTCTCCATTGTCCATCACTATTTCTTGCAAAGCATACACCATCCAAAGTATCGTCCTGTATTTTTAAGCTGTTTGAAACTGTCTCGCCATCTTCTTTGCCATCTTTGAACTTGCATTTGAATAATTTAATGTAACGATAATGTCCATTTGCTTTTTTCCTGCGGTACATTAAAGCGATATAAGGTGCATAATCATTTTTGCTATAGATCATGCCACCAGCTTCGTCTAATTGATGCCCTAAAATATCAGCTATTACACTTAGTGGCAATACTTCTGTTTCTAAACTAACCTTAGCGCTAACAAATTGTGTAGCATATTCTTGTAGTGAACTATCACCGTAAAAGCTTGCATCTGCAATATCTGGTTCAACTGAAATTTTAACAGATTTTCCTACTGGTTTTGGTGTTCCGTATGTAGAATCTGCTGTTTCTAAAGCATAATATAAGTTTTCAACACTTATAAAGTTACTCAATTAAAATCACTCCTTTATAAAATAAAAAAGCCCCTATAAAGGTGCTTCTTCTGCTATTTTCTTAAATTTATATGTGTAATGATAAATCTTTGTGTCTTCTTCATACTGATTTACAAATCCTGTCCTTAAATATCCATTTTGCCGCATTGCTGTGTCAACTTGCTGATATATACTTGTCAACTCTCCTGTATTTATATCTGCTCTTTCCCATACATCAACTGTCATTTCTGGAATATCAATTAAATTTATGCCATCAGCATAACCTTCTGGTGCATGGTCACTATCATAATAAGATATCATAGGAAAGTAGTCTTGTGGTACTGGTGTTTGGTTTTGCGTACTATCAACTAATATTTGTGGATATTGATAATATGTAGGTGCTATATTATTCAAGATTTGATATGTTTCTATATTTAAATTAACCATTTTATCACCTACTTAGTTGAATTTGCTATTTGCTCTTTTATTATTTTTAATATGTCTTCTCCATTTTTAAATACTGCGTCACCCATTATATTTTTGCCCCTCATGCCACGGCTATTACCGTATTCAAGGCTTTTCGCATAAGGAACTGTATTATATATCATTGATGAATGTTTTTTATCTGGGCTCATGCCATTAGACATATTACCTTTATACAAACCTGTTCTTTTATACATATCATTTCCATTTTTATATTTAGGAATAGGTTGACTATATATACGCTCTTGTGCGTTAGCAAGAGCTTTTTGTAAAGCAAAATAAGAAGCTTGTAAAAGTCCTTGGTCTAACCCATCTTCTACTTTTTTTGTCTTTTCATCTACTCGCCTTTTCCAATCTTCTAATGTGTTATCAATATCTGCCATCATATCACCTTCTCTAAATAAATCTCGTTGTGGTGAGTTCCATATGGCATTATAGAATCTATTCGATATTGAACTGCATTAAAAAGTAAGTGCATATCTGCGGTTATGTTAAAATCTTGGCAATATACAACATCACTTGTTTTATCCGTGATGCCATAAGGCTTATAAGCTGCATTGTATCTCAAAGGTTGGAAGAAGCCTTTTATAGTTCTGTTTGGTGTATCTGGGTGATAATTTGGTATAACTCTGCCTTGATTATCTTTTGATTGCGTTGGTATTAATACTCCTATTGAATGTGGCATCATCATACTATCACACCCTTACTTTTGCATATCTGTCTAATACACAACTGATTTGTGCTGGAATAGCCATATCCTTTTTACTATAAGTATATTTTACGGCTCCTACGCTTTCACTTTCTATTCCTAGACGATTCTCTCTGCTTTCTTTATATTCCCATGCTACAAGCTTAGTAGCAGCAAAAGATAAATCGTTTGGGATTTCATCTGATTCATATCCTGCTGTATAGTCAACTTCAACATAGCTTTCTTCTTTATTGAGCCACATTATTTTATTGCTCATAGTTACATACTTAAAATCAATCATTTCAATAAATGAAGGATGTATTCTATAAGTATTCATTGCGTCTTCTGCTGTGTATGCAATATTGAAAACGTCTGGTGCAACTCTTCTTATAGCTTCAACACTTTTTATTGGATAATTATTCACAAAGATTTTATGCATGCTTGTGTGTTGCTCTGCTGTATAAGATTTCTTATCAAATTTTCTATTGCAATAGTTTTCCACTGTTGCTTGTGCATCATCTATAAGCATAGTAAGAAAATCGTCTGTAGCATCTGTATAAGCAGGTCCTAAGTATGCTTTACATTTTTCAACTGTGGTAAGTGCCATGTTATCACCTACTTTTTAGAATTTTTAGTTTTGGCTTTTGCATCTTCTGTGTTTTCTTTTACATCTTCTGAAATATTAATTTTAGTTTGTTTAGCTTCTTCTGTTTTTTCTTGATATTCAATAGCATATTTGCCATCAATTAGTTTTTTGGCAAGTTTATCATTTAGCCCTGCTATATCGCCCAAAACATAAGGAGAACAGTTTTTTATAAATTTAAGTACCATATATATTCACCTCTATTTTGTTAAGCCTGTCTTTTTAAGTACACTTATTATTGCTGTTACTGCGGTTATACAACTTGCTAAATCTGTAGGTACTGTAATAGCATTGGCTTGTGTTCCATCATTTTGTGTAACTACACCACTAAGATTTAATTCTCCGCTAATTACAGTTCTATTTCCGCCTTGTTCTGTATAATTGTTTGTGTTATGTCCTGCTTCTGCCATAATAAAACCTCCTTAATCAATAAAATAGTCTGCATAGCCTTTTTCAACTAGCTTATGTGCAATTTCTTCTTCAACTGCTGTTACTTCGCCTTTTCTTAAAGTGACCATCATACCGAATAGCCCTGTCGGAATATCTTTTAATATTTTAATTTTCATATAAACACCTCATAAAAGGGGCAAAAGCCCCTAATTTTGTGCATAAAAATAGCACTATCTAGCTTTAAACTAAATAATGCTATTAAACTGCTGCCTTGAACCCTGTCAATCTTATAAATGCTGCTGGAATAGCAATTTGCCCGTCTATTCTCTCCCACATCTTCATAAGAACTTGGTGGTTTTTAAATGCTTGATCTGACTGAGTGTTTATCTCTGAGCCCATTTCACCCTTATCAAAGAAATAATATTGTGCCATATTGCCGAAAATTATTTCTGATTGGTTTGTACCAGAACCAAGGTTTGAAGGGATAGCAGAAGTAAACTCAAATGCTTTATATCCGCAAATAGTGTCTGGCTCGCCTTGTGTCATGTCACCTTTTTTGAAGATATAGTTTCCTATTGCATCTTTCATTGTTCTTATTTGCTTCATAACAGAAGTATCAACTAAGAAACAACAATCTGGGTCTCTGTAGTAAATATCTATGCTGTAAGGGAGATTAATTATATCGTCTGGTTGTAAGATTAAGTTTGTAGTGTCTTTTGCTGCAACTGTAGCTATGTCTGTATTTGTTCTTATTCCCATTGGTTGTCCGCTGCCACTGCCACTTATAATTGCTAAGTTTTCAGCTTTTATAAGTGCTTTACTATAGATAGCTGTTAAATATTCATAAAGTCTTACTGGTGTATCAGCAAGTAAGTCTCTTGAAATAGCTGTGTAGCCATCAAGCCTATTAACAGAATATTGGATTTGCCCAAAGGTTGGGTTTGTATTTGTTATAGGACTGTTTTCAGTATCCCATGACATTACAACTCCTGTTGCTCCTACTGGCCAATTACCATTACGATATGTAACTGGGATTGTTGTACACATATTTCTTAATGCATATTTATCTGTTTTAACACGATCAATTATATCTTGGTGAAACTCGATAGGTAATAAAGTTAATCCGCCATCAGATACGCCACCGCTTAAGTCTTTTAACATAGTACTATCATTTAGCATTTGTGCTTGGAAGAATTTAAGTGTTTTTTCTTCCTTCGAAAGTTTATCGTTTGGTTTATCATGAAATTTTAATTTTCTTATTACTTGATCTAATCCTTTTTCTTTTATAGCTTTTTCAGCTAACTCATTTGCCATTTTTTCAATTTGTTCTTTATTCATTGTCAATACCTCCTAATAATTCCTTTACTTTTTTAGCTGCTAACTCTTGAATCATTGTTTGTTCAGCTTCTGTTGGTTCTAAACCTTTATCTTCTGGGTCGTCTGGATTACCATCATCTGGTTTATCCGAAGGTTTTACACCTTCAATAAAATCTTTCATTGCTTTTACACAATCAGACATAGATTTTTGGCAAGATTTCATGTTCTCATGAATACCTTTTAGCTTTTCATGGTTACTAGCACTTATTGCAGCACCACCCTTAGTCTCTCTTAAAGATTTAATTTCATTTTTTAAGTCTTCTATTGTCTTTTCATTCTCTGTTTTTAGACCTTTAAGTCCTTCAATTTCCTTGTTTACATCTTTAAATTGATCTTGGATTAAGCTTTTAACTTCTTCGTCTGTCATATTTTCAACCTCCTTTGGTTTTTGCGATTTATGAAAGTCTGGTGGTTCTTTCCCAAACTCTTTATAATGTTTTGATAGATGATTATAAACTGCTTCTTTGTCTGCATCTGGTATATTTGCACCGCCTTGTGCTCCAAGTAAAGCAGCCATGGCAGCAGCAACGCCTTTCCAAACTGTATTATGGTTTCCATCAGCTAAGTGATGTGGTAACTTATAACTTCCTTTAACATCTGCATTGTCTGAATCATACCAAGTGCAGATAAGTTTCAAAGTGTTCGTGTCAGCATTTTTTATTTGTGCTGGTCCATCCCACGTTGTATCTTCATCAGCTAGTGGAAAATGTTTAAATGGGATTGTACCTTTTTGGGTTATAAATTCATACATGCTTTTGCTTATATGCCCACCTCTATATGCATTTTGAATTGCATTAGGATTGCAAGGTACAGCAACTAAAGATAGTTCTAATAGTTCCCACATAGTATAATCATATCCGCCTTGGTCGTTTGGCTCGTATTTGATTGGGTTAAAACCTATTGAACTAGCATTCATATATTTATTTGCATATAAATAAAACCAGTCTTTAGCATTGTCTGTCTCTGCAAACTGGATTTTAAAAGCTAATTGTTTCCCTTGTACTCTTGTATCTAATGATCGAGCTATACAAGTTGGTTTCTCACTGTCACCGTAATTGTGGTTAGCAAGTATAACAGGGTTCTTTAAATAATTGTCTAGCATAACACCAGACATTAGCATCCTATCGCCTACACGGTCAAAATCTTCTGTAGAGCCTGTCATTTGTATAATTCTGTTTGCTTCATCTAATACTTTAACTTGCCAATTTAAATTTTTATTTTTCAATTCTTATCACCTCCTTTACTGGTTAATCTCATACCATACCATTCTTAGAAAGTACGGTGTCGGACTAGCAGCAAGGTTTTTAAATTGGCACGTAAAGCTTTGCCCCGATCCGATAACCCATTGTCTATCGCTATAAGCTGGTGACTGGTTATATTCTCTTGCAAAAACTGTGCCTGTTGCTCTTGCAAGCCCCGGTGTTTGTGGGTAAAGTTTAAACGTTGATATATTACTTGATTTCTTGTTAAAATTAAAGCTTGCTGTTTCAACTGTATTTTGCATTGTATAAGGGTTGCCACCATTTGTATAAGTTCCGCTATCAACAAATTCAATTAAGAAATTGCCGGGGTTAAAATAAATTTCCTCTATTGAAATATCTTTTGTTCCAGTGTTAGCACCTAAAAATGTGTATACACCATTTGCCGAAATAGTGTCGTAAAAATCAGCATAAAAAGCTTTGCCTAAATGTATGTATTTTCTTTTAGCATCTATTGTTGTTAAAGCGCCAACATAGTCGACTAAGTCGCTATTATATCCAACCATATAAACACCTCCTTCAAGGCAAAATAAAAGAGCATTTTAAAAACGCTCTATGTTGAAATTTATAATTTTATTTTAAATTTGTGCTATTAATTACACATATTAAGTAATTTTAAAATCGTATTTCTTGTCATAATCAATTTACTATTTCGCAAAAATCTTATTTAACGAAATTAAACATTAACTACTGGTGCCATACAGCAGGCACAATTGCATACTTCCGCTGGTGGCAATCCACTATCACCCGGGCATTCACACTCATATCCTCCAACTACAAAATTATCATCAACTTTAATTGGATTGTCCATGCTATAGTCTTCACCCGCTTGTAGGTGCGTATCTCTAGTATGGAAATAAGTTGGTAGCCATGCTTTGCCATCTATTAACTCACTATTTTGTTTATATCCTTCAATAGTGGCTTGGTTTAAGCTGCTTAATACTTCTGTTTGTGCTATTATTGTAGCCCTTGATTTATCAAACTCTGGAAAATCATCACTGCTTAATTCATCCGCTATGTCTCTTATTGTAAAATCATCATTATTGTACATTTCTTCTATTTTATCTTTAACATGTTGCTTAGTTGTTTCGTTAACTCCTGTGATCTTGCTAACTTTATCTTGTATTTTCTTTTGCACTTTAGGATTTCTTAAATCGAAAGTAACATTTAAATCCTTGTGTATATAAGCACCAATATTTTTAAATTCGTTTTCTACTGCTCCGCCACCAACTTTAAATACTTTTACATAAAGCGGTGTAATCTTATCTATTAATTCAGTATTCCATTTGTTTAAGTCTACAGGGTCTTTGTTGCCCTCTAAAACCTTACTTACTATATCCTTTTGCATAGACTTAAGATAGTTTTGCATTACACTTTTAAATTCTTTTGTTAGCGGTTCAGCCATCTTTTGGAATTCTTCGTTTCTAGTTTGGTTATTTTTTTCTATTCTTTTTTGTATTTTCTTTCTAACTGCCTTTGTAATGATTTTTTTTTTAATACTTTTACTTGGCTGTTCTTCTTGGGTTTCTTCATCTTGCATATTATTAGGTGGTAAATTATCCCCCTCGTTTTCTTCTCCACTATCCAAAGGCGCTAACATTGCATTTTGCCAAATAGTATCACCATTTTCCAAAGGTTTAAGGTCAACATCATCAAGCAATTTATTTAGTATTTTTCTTGCTTCGTTTTTAGTTATTGCTACGTCTGTAAGTTCTTTTACTGTATCAACCAAAAATTCCTTGTTCTCTGGTGTAGGGTCAGTGAATTGCAGTTCTATATCTTCTTTAAATATCTGTACAAATTCATTATTAAGTTTGTCCTGTATTCTCGTAAGTCTTGGTTTAACAACGTGCTTCTGAAATGTATATTCCGCTGTTTCTGCATTTGCCCTGCTTACATCATCAGTTAGCCCTAAAATACTTTTATGTACTCCAAACGCTCCAAGTATTTCATCACGTGTCATTTGCCTTAAGTTGTAAAAATCCATGTCTTTCTGTGACAAAGATAAGTTTAAAAAATTAGCTTTACTTCCTTCAATAAACCCTAATTTATGTGCATTATCAACACCAGTATGGTTGTCTCTAAATTCTTCCTTAAGTCTTTCAAAGGTATCATCATCAACATTTGTTTCCACATTTATCATGCCGCTTAGCGTCGCCCCATTATAGAAAAAGTTCCTATTATGTTGTGCTGAATACTTATCCATTTCTAAAGAATTTCTTGCCCCTTGTGCAGGGCCTATGCCATCATAAGGGTTAATAGGATTAGGCATACAGAAGAATATTATTTCGTCTGGGTCAAAAGGTATTGTTTGTACGCCTGTTCTGTACATATACCCTTTAATATAATTATTTGTATCTGGTAACACCCACATATCTAAAGGACTAATAGGCCATATTTCTCTTGCTCTTCCTGCTTTGTCTTTTGCTATATTCCAAAAGCATTTACCAGTTAAGTCTAAATACATTTGGGTTATTTCCATAAGTTCATATCTGCTCATAAAAGGGTTAGGATGGTTCAATACAGCTAAAGCTTGGCTTTGCTGCTCTGTAAGTTCTTTATCGCTTCCAGTTTTGTACGCTGACCATTCCGTATCTGCTACATTTTGGGCTATTTTACTAACGCAAGCAAATAACCAGCCTATTTCCCCATATGATCGGAGGAAGTCGCCTGTGCTAAGGCTAGGAGGTATTAAAACTTGTTGTGAATAATATCCATTGTATTGTTTTTGTGCAATGCCTTGTATTGGTCTTGATATATTTTTATTCAACTTCTCACCTCCCTCCTATCTTTAAGTTTATTTTGAAAGTTCAATCACATCATCTTCTTTAACAAACCATAATTTGTTTGGGTTGTTATTCAGTGTATTACCTATATCTTTTATAAGATAGCCGCCCTTTTCAAGTTTCCATATCATACCTTGTACTAAAAAGTTTTCTTCTGCAACTGTTAATACGCACATAACAATATTTTTTAATTCGTATTGATGTGGAGGGCTTTCAAAATACTTTTTCTTAATATCTTTAATAAATGTTTTTATATTTTCAAAAATCTTTTTCATATTTTCCCTCCCTTAAAGACAAAAAAATAAAGCGTACCACTACAAGAATTTAATCTTATAATGGTACGCCCGGTACGCTAAATTATTTTGTTTTAACTCTTCATTTTTGAAGGGTTTATTTCTTAATTATTTTGCTTTCTATTTTTTCATTTTCTTTTATGTAAAATTCGTTCCATGTCTTGCACCATCTGCAACGTTTTATTATATGTGCTTCTTTCCCTTCTGCTTCTAAAAGTACATTATTGCATTTCTTACATCTTAATGTTTCCATATGCCCTCCTAAGCTAAAAGCCGTGTAATCCTAGCTAATAATTTCTTTCTAATCCTAAATTTTTTAGTTCTGTTTGAAATTTTCAAGAGTTGTGCTGCTTTAAACTTGTCTTTTATTATTTGTATAACTATAGAGTCTAAAGATTTAAAGTTAACAGTAGCTTCAACTGTTTGAGGCTTATATTCAATTTCCCCACAAACATTATCTATTTGAAATGTTTCTTTGCATTTATATACTTTGTCTTCAATAGTAGCCATATATAATGTGCCGTTTTGTTCAGTTGGCATATATTATCCCTCCAAATTATTTTTGTATATGAATACTTACTATGTCTTCTACTCTGTATATAGATTCCCCTATATTTATAAATGTTCCGTGGTTTAATCTATATTCAATGTCTCTTAAATTTTCGTCATCATTTGCGCCTAATACTGTAGAACCATCATTTAATTTAATATTAACTTCCATAATATTACCTCCAAATAAAAAAGAGCCTTGCCGGCTCACTTATCACTATATTAATTATACCTTATATTTATGCTTGTATCCGTCAATCTTCCTTCAACTTTCCGTCATGGGTTTTATATAATGCCATAGTAATTCAATTCTTTAATTACTGGTTGCATATATGTTATGCTTTCAACTCCGTATTCATCATCATATCGTATTGCCCATTGTTTATTTGTGTTAACATTTATAACTTTAAAATTGCCTAATTCATATGTTATTCCATCATTGTTATTTTTGTATATATTTTTTAGCTCTTTCAAATCTTCTTCGTCATAGCAATGCACATATTTAGTACCATTTTGTTTTATATAATTAATTAGCTTTCCATCAGTTCTAAACTTTAGGCTATCATCTTTTTCAAGTTCCTTGCTTATATCATAGCCTAATTCTAAAGCCAATTTTCTAAATCCTTCTTCTTTATAATCCCACTTATTTACAAAAATAATTAATTCCATATGTTCTCCCTCATTTCGTGAAATCGTGATTTTACGAAGTAAACTTTGCAAAGCGTTGGTATATCTAGGCTTAAGGTTAATCATGTATTTTAATTTTGGAAATTAATTGGTAATTTTATATATTTGTTAACAAAAAATTCATATTTAATCAATCTTTTTAATAGCTTTTACTTTATTTTTCTCATTTCGCTTACATCCCCTGTTGTTAACTCTTGTGCCCATTGAGGGAGCCCTGTTTTATTAGGTATTATTTTTATTTCTTCACTACCTATTTGCAAAAATGCACCGCCACTAATTGATATCACCATTTCTTTATCATGCAAAACTATTTTCGGATTGGCTTCTAGTTTTTTGCCTTTTTCGCATAATGCCCATTCTCCGTTTTCAATATAATATGTATCACCATACATTTCTAATATCCCATTCAAATCATTAATATCCAGTGTTTCTCTATTTATTAATTCTAATATTCCTATTAATTTGTTTTTATCTATGAACTGCATATTGCCCCCCTAACTTTTTAGTAAGTTGTATTAATTCCTTTTCAGTATCCAGAATTTCATCATGTATTTTTCTGTCATATTCAGTTATATCTTTAAAAATTTCAAGCTGTTGTTTAACACATTCTTTTAACGCTTCATTTTCGTTTTCTAATTTTTTATTTTTTAGTCCCATATTTATAATACTGTAAACAATATAAATAAATATTAAGCATACCATAATGTTCGCAATTATTTCTTTAACCATATTATCCCTCCAATAGCATTTTACGAAGTTAATTATTTTCATTCTATGCGGTTAGTGCAAAGTATTATTTTATTATCTTCCTCTATTATTAAAGGAATAGAGATTTTCTGTGTTCTTCCATTAGAATTAATTATCAAATCTTTTCTAAAACTTAATAATTCTTCTATTGTATTTATTTCAATTGCCCCAGCATAAGTATATGGGTAATCCTCATTCCAATCGTGTTCTTTTACTTCTATAAATTTATGCTTGTTGCAAATATCTCTATAAGGCTTTATTTCTTCTTCATAACCATTATATGGGTTGACTACATAAAGTTTAAATTTCATATTATCCCTCCAACTGTTCTAATAGCATTTTATCTACTTGCCTTATCCATTGCCCGTTAAGTTGTTCATTGTCTCCAAGCCCATCAAGAACCTTTTGTTTTAAGATTAAAGCAGCGTCCTCTTCCTCGTTTTGCTCATTTATTAAAGATAAGTTTGTATCTCCTATAGGCACATTATATAGCCAGCTTACTGTGCCCTCGTCGCCTTCTGCCTTCGCTTGCTTTGCTATAGCATATAATAGTTGTGTTGTCCCTATCTCGGTGTTGTAATAGAAGTCTACTATATCATTAACATTATTAAATTCGATAGGTTCTAAGGCTTCAACGTTAATTTTATATGGTGCGTTCTTCTGATCTAAATAACTAATTATATGCTCATAGTGCCCATATTCTCCTTTGGCTTGTTCCTCAAAATATTTATAGAATCCTTCTAAGTTAAGAGCAGAGAAATACGCCTGTACATTTCTATATTTACTTTGATTAGTATATTCATGTGCTAATTGGTTTTGTAGCATATCTAAAATTGTATTGCTTAATAACATTATTTCACTACCTTTCTAACAATTTGTTTATATAATCTACACTGTAAAAATGGTGAGGCTCTAATTCGAATATGAAGTTATATCCTTGTGCTATATTGTTGAAACTTTCTGTTGCTCTCCCTTTGTCGCCACCAAACCTTTTATTAAAGCTTAATATGTATTCATCTTTTGTGATTATATTATATTCTTTTCTTTTAACTCCGTGTAATGTTTCTGCCGCCATTGCTTTTTCTGTTTCTTTCATCCATTCTTTTTCTTTTTCAAGTGTATTTAGAAACTCCAAAGTTGCCGTTAATTCCTCTGAATTGCTCTCACTTTGTATAGCTTTTAATGTCTGCCCTAATTTAATTGCTGTATTAGTTATAGAATTGTCTTTAGTCAATATATCTAACTCGCTATTGTCTATACTGCCAATATCCCCATATTGTCTACGTGGTGGCTTAGGCTTGCTACCTTTTGGTGGTTCACAATGAAATATTCTAGTACCTCCATCTTTTACTATTCTAGTTGGTGGTGGTTGTGGACATGGTGGAGCTATTCTTTGAGTTTTAGCTGGTGGAACATCTTTACTTGATTTATTTCCATATTGGTTTGGCGGGTCTTCTGGTGGTTCACCTTGTGGACTTGGGAATTTAAATCTTGCTATAGGTGGTAATTCTGATTTATGCTTTTTAAAAAACATTTATATCCTCCTAATATTCTCTTATTTTACGTGGCTTATGTAACTCTGGTAATGGTGGTGGTGTCTTTCTGTTTTCTTCTATTGGCTCAACTAAAACAATATCTTTTTTATTAACAATAAAATTATCGAACTCGATAAAATCGTTTTTGTTTTCTTCAATATATCTTTGGTAAAAACCGCTTATTTTATTTTCTGCTGATTTTATTTTTTTAACTTCAAAACAATTACCTTTCTGAATTGTAATAGCAAATTGCATCTTATATCCTCCTAACAATAAATCCTAAAATCTTATTTATAACTTTTAAGATGTTCTTTAATATATGTTCTTTTATAAAGTTCATTATTATTCGCCTTTCTTACTAATACTTATACTTTGTATGCCTGTAGAATTAGCGTTAATAGTTGCTCCCTCAATAACAAGTTCTCTGCCCTTGTTGAAGTTTTGCAGTAATAATCTTTCTTCGTTTGTTTCTGCTTCAATACAAATTGTATTTAAATTAATAAACTTTGCTTTCATATTATCAACCCCTTTATAACTATTGTAAATCTGCTTTGGATTATAAGTTGAGGGTTTTTACACTCTAATAAAATATTTTTCTGACTTCGTCAAACGTAAATTTTATGCACGCAATATACAAGTTTTATCATATATCTACGGCAATTTTAGCACTTTTGTGTATATATATTCGCTATTGGTGGCTATATGCATTATTTATGCAATAATAGAGTATTATAAATATGCATTATATTATAAAAATCTAACTCTTATGTTCCCACTTACAAGTTTTTCTGCAACTCCTGTAATTGCGTCTTGAGCATCATCATGTGTGTTCTTACCTTCTCGTTGATACTTAATCATTGATTCATAAAACTCCGGCCACTTGTCCATCCAGTTAACAGGAAAATATATATGTTCCATAACGAAAGTTGAGTTGCTTAATATCCTAGCGACTTTATTTTGGCTTTGGTGAAACCATCTAATAGAAGTTTTATTTGAATTAAATTTTTCTCTTAATATTCTTTCTACATTTCTAGCAAAGCCACGTCCACCATTATTGCTTTCTACATCTGCTATCTTAACATTATTTTCAAATAGCATTTTAGCTGTAGCCGGTTCTGTTACTTCCATGCCTTGTTTAGTAAAGTAAACATCTAGTATATAAGCTTCTTTGTTATATACTCCATAACATACGCTACATAAATAATCGCTGCCCTCGTCTGCTGTATCTGTATAGTTCTTAATGGTTTCAAACACTGTATTGCCTTTATCATCCTTGGGAATGTCTTTGTATGTTTGAAAGTTTGTGTACAATCTTCCCTTAATGTCGATAGGCTCTTGCTGATAGTTTGCACTAGCTATGTCTGCACCCATTGCTCGCTTTTTAGATTCATAACTTTTTCTTGAAAGTATTTCATCACACAACATTGTGCCATCATCTTGTAAAGCTTTCATGTTGATATGTCTTATCTTTTTACCTTCCGCTTGGAAATGTCTTAATGCTTTGCCTGCTAAATCTTCGGTTGCCCATCTTGTCATTATTATTATGATCTTGCCACTTTCTTCGAGGCGTGACAACATAGTATTAGTAAACCAATCCCACTGGTTGCCTAATACATTTTGGTTGTAAGCTTCTTGCGCGTTCTTAATAACATCATCTATTATCATAAGAGAGCAACCAAAGCCTGTCGCTGTGCCTGTCGGTGAAGTAGCAAGGTAGTTGTTATATCCACCTTCTAAACTCCATAAGTTCATGGCCCCATCACCATGTTTGATATGTGTGTTAGGGAATATATCGCTGAATACTATTTTGCTTTTATCTGCTTTTATTTCTTGGATTGCATTTCGAACCGACTTTGAAAACGTAGTTGATAGAGTTTCGTTATAACTGCCCGTCATGACTTTAGCTTGATTGTCTTTCCCTAGTACCCATTCAACAAACTTGCCTGCTGTTCTGCTTTTGCCGTGCCTTGGTGGAAGGTTTAGCACTAATACTTCTTCATCAGATTCATAAAAGTTCTGTAGATCATTACACACCGTTTTTAAATATTCTCTACCAGTTTCTTTATAAAAGTCTGGTGCTGTAAAATTACAATAATTCCAGAAGTGTCTACGTGCCTTTTCTATCTTTATATCTATCAGCCTTGGTATTATCATGTTATCACCTTATTTGGGATTCTTTTAGATGTGCTGCTACGCATATTTTGTCTATTTGTTCATTAACTTTATCTACTATCTTATTGAATAGTTCGTAGTTCATTTCTTCCCATTCGGTGTCAAGTAGTTTCTCTGCAAAAAAGTTTGTAGCATTTTCTTTTACTTGGCTTTTGGGATTGAGTCTATATCTGGATATATCCTTTGTATTAATTTCTTTTGATTCAACCGATTCTATCTCATATATGCAAATTTTTCCTATTAACTCCATAAGTAAATCATTGTCTGTGCTCTCCCATTTATTATCAAGTAAACTTTTTATTAACGAATTTGTATTTGCCATTGTAATCCCTCCATTATTTTAGGTTTTGACATTTTAAATGTCTTAACTATGTTCTATACCCTTTGGGCAAAATGCTCCGTATTCTCCGCTAAAACATTTTTTTGTTTGCGCCATCATCAATAAACTTTTTATATAGATTTGATATTATATCCATTTTGTCTCCTATTGTTCGTTATATTACGTATATTTTTATATTCTTGTCTTATACTTGCCCGCATATTTTAATATTTATACGAATTATATTGTTTTATATTTAATTTATTGTTCGTATTTTAACTTTAATTTCGCAAAAACAGGATTTGACGAAATAAGTTTCTAAAGTGGCTATTCTTCTAACTTTGAGGCTATCTCTTCTAATTTTTCTAAGTCTTTATCATCTAATTTGGTTAAATCTATCTTTGCATTTACATTTTGTGTTACTTCTCCGCTATGTTCAATCTCTTGTCTTTCTGTAAATAATCTGTATCTTTTGCCTAATAGTTCTGCTGCTTTAGTTCTTTCATTTAGAGGTGCATCTAAATCGAATTGGTCTTTCTCTTCTCCACGCATAACTTTAGTTAAGTATTGCAGCACTTCCGTAGGTTTGGCTATTCTTTCATCTTCTATTTGCTTAAGTCGTTTGTCTAAATAAGCCTTTACATTAGGGTTTTTAAGGGTTTTGCTTGCTTCTACACCTGCCGACTTATAATTCTTATACCCTGCCTTTGAATAGGCTTCTGACGCGTTCCCAGATTCTATATAATAATCAGCAAATGCCTTTTGTTTTTCTGATAGTTTTTTGCCCATTCATCTCACTCACTTCCTTATATATCTTTATATAACTCTACTAGCTTTTTTAATATCTCTATATTAGAGTGTGAACTAAATACTTCTACTTTAACGAATTTATATTTGCTTGGATCCTTTTTGTTATCTGGATATAGTCTGTTATATTCTTCTATTGGCATTAATCTATTTATTTTATGTATAGTACATACCTTTTCTAGTTTATTGCTATAGTACTGGTCTCTACTTAACAAATAGGTATATCCTTTTACCTTTAATGCTGTAATTAGTTTGTTTATCTTACTTTGTATATTCATTAATGCCACCCCATTAACGTTTTAAAATGCTTTATAGCCAAATTTTGCAGTGTTATATACTTAGATATAATATCAGTTTGCTTGCCTAATAATATTTTTGTTTCTGGTTGTATATCTATTTCTTGGGTTCCATTTGTTAAGTTTTCTTCTAAAGCTTTTATTATGTCATTCCCATAAACTTTATCCATATTCTCACCTCGTTTTTAAAATAAATAATGAATAAAGAAATATAATAATGTTAAATATATAACGTCAGAAATTAAATTACTTAATCTATCCTCTGTACTATTTTCTGTCACCATATTGTGTGTGCATACTATTGTACTTAAACTTGAAAATATTAATCCTATCCATGCTATTATATACATACTAATCTTCTCCTAACTTATGTCCACATATAGGACAATAATCTATTTGTATAAATGTGCTGTTATAATCACATGCTTCAAGATAATATTTACCTTTGTCAAAATATATTTTAACTTCTGGTTCTATTCCTTTGTCGCTTAAATAAACTTCTTTTTTCTCTTTTAATTCTTGGCATATACATTTATTTGGCTCTTGCTGTAATATCATAAGCTTTTTATATTCTTCTTCATATAAGGCTAATAACCGCTTTAATTTTGGTACTTTATAATTATTATGTTCAGTACAACCACAATACATTATTTCTGCTTTTAAATCATCTATTTTTTCTCCGACTGTCATACGTACAAGATTCCAATTTATGTTATTCATGTTTTAATATCTCCTTTATAGTAATACTTTCACTTCTCTTTCTACCCCGCTTAGAAATAGTTTGGGGTATGCCGTGCTACTAGGTGAAAAGCCTTTTTCTTCGCCATATCCGCCAAATGTAAGCCATGCATTTGTGTTTATAAATGTGTGTTCTACTCTAGTAACTTTTTTATTTCTGTAGTCACTACGGTAAAATGCAGTTTTTGTCGTCATAGGTACATGAGTATGGCTATGTATATAAATATCTGCATCTATTGTATCTTGCATTTCTACTAACCTTATAGCCTTTGCACCCATTTTACGTCCGCCGCCTGCTCCATGTTTACCATATATAGAGTAACAAGTCTTTCTATTATTTCTATTCTGGTTAATACCAAAACTTAAAAATAATAAATATGCTCCTTGGCTGTATGTATTGGCTATCCCTAACTCTCTAGTAACCCTATCCATTATTAAAATTCCATCATCTTTATTACTTCTTCCTTCATGATTTCCTTCTGTAGTTACTATAATTCTGTCTTTCAAAGGTTTTAATAGGCTCACTAAATAGTTAATAGCTTCGTTAGGGTTCTTAGTTTCTGCGTATATGTCACTTACTCCATGCCTTGTAGCGTTATTAACCAAATCTCCATTAAGTATTACATACCTATTCTTTTGGTTTAATACTTCGTCTTTCCACTTGCTAAATTGCTTCATGCTTACAAGCCTGTCTCCTATATGAAGATCTGATAATATATACAACTCCAAGTCTTTATACTGTGGTAAATCTTTCTCTATTACTTTCATGTGTTCACCTCTCAATACCTTCCTTTTATTTTATTTGCATCTACTTCTTTGTTCTGTTCCATTAGCTTTTTAAAGTATATATGTTCTTTGTTTTTATTTTTGCACGTAGGCTTAGGCTTTGCGCGCTTCTTTTCTTCCATTGTTCTCAACTCCATATCTGCATATATTTTCTTTGCACCAACATGAACATATTAATTTGCCTTTATTTTTACAGCTTTTGCAATTATCAAGTTCAACTTTTTCTTTCATTCTTAAACTCCTTATAAATAAAAAATGCAGCTACATTTAAGCAACTGCATTTTTGAGGTGATTGGGGGATAACTTTTACCTTTAGTTTATTTATTTTTTATTCTAAAGTTTTACAGTATGACCGTATGGTGGGAAGAATAGGGTTTGAACCTATAATGTATCTTACGTCACAGATTTACAGTCTGCTTGCTTCTCCAATTTGCATATCTTCCCATAGATAAAAGCCGTCGGTTTAAACCACTTAAACTTCCAACGGATTTGTTGTCATTGTGGTAACAACAGTTTTCAAATGTTTGCGTTCAACTACAACTCAGGCAAACGTGGAATTTTTCTTTCATAAGCTCTTCAAAGTATGGTAGGTTGGTAACCCTACATTCCCAATAAAGGTGATAGATACCTGTTCTATCCTCATACTTTTGACTTTAGTTTATAATTTTTTCTTTAATAAAATCCGCTTAGCTGAAAAGCTAAGCTGTGGCAATATGATTATGCCCATCTGTTTCAACAGGTCTCTGTCATATGTCGGTTTTCTCTACTGTCTATATTATTATTATAAACCCTTTAGGTACCTTGCATCCGTCAACTTTCCTTCAACTTTCCGCCATATAGTTATATTGCGCATTAATCATTATTGGACATGCTCGCAAAATTTTTAGATATTTCATCAATCTTTTGTATAAGATAGCTGGCAGTGAATTTATGTTTAAGTATTTTAAAAGAATACAATTGCCAATTTTCAATGTCTGTTATTGGTTTCATTGTAATAATGTCTTCATCTGTGCTAACAACCATAGTTATTCCATTTGCAACCACTTTTATATCTTCCATTTAAAATTCTCTCCTTGTGCTTCGCACATACTTTGTTCAAATCAAGTATTCATATATTTATATACATACTCTAATGTTTCTTTCCTTTTCCTTCTTACTGTAGATTCAGAAATATTTATTTGCATTGATATTTGTAAGTCAGACATTGGTCTACGTGAGCCGTATTTTAGTTCAACTAATTGCTTGTCTTCTTCCAATAGCTGATTAAGTGTATATTCTATATCTGCATTTTGTGAGTTTATTTCTCTTATTTTATATTTATCATTAAGGATTTTTCTTCTGGTATCTTTCCATTCTTTCTCTAGCTTTTCTATTTGTCTTACTGTCTCTTTTTCTGCAAAGCTTGTGCCTAAGTTCGAAGTTTGTACTTTCTCGTCGTAACTTACTGCCATATTAACTTCTGTCTCAAGCGTTATGTTAGTCTCTTTTATGTCCTTGTATATTTCATCCCTGCGTTGTTCGTTTCTTCTTATTCTAGCCTTTAAGCGTTCTGTTTCTCTTTGCTGCCTATAATATCTATATAGCATACCTTCTGTTTTCTTAAATTGTTCATCAGTTATCATTTAAGCCCTCCTTTGCTATTTTACACGCTACTTGCCAATATGCTTGGAGTAAGTCAAGGGTTCCAGTATTAAATGAATGCGTTGGTATTTCCCACTCGTTTCCATCATATATGTCTACACAATATTCATCTTTAAAATACGTTGTGTCTATTCTACAATATGTTTTATCTTCTATAAATTTTCTTAGCTGCCCTTCTGTAAATACTGGTGAGAATGGTGCATATTCTAAACTTGATTCTTTACTACGTTTAGCATTTATTAATGTTCCATTATCTAATATGCAGCCTATATATATTCCTCTTAAAAACTGTTCTCCATCATTTTCTCTTCTAAAATCTCTAAAGAATAAATCTCTTATTTCTGGTAACCACCAATCTAAAAATACCTTTTGTACTTCTTTAGGTTGTTCTAAAAATAATTTAGGTTCTATATATTCCATTTAATCACCTCGTTTTTACCCTGTTTTCTTTTTTTACATATCCGTGGCTTTCAAAACTATAAAATTCATTGTTATCATGTATAAACCCTTTTCTAATATCTTTTGAAATATCTTCTAACATATCTGCTACTTGGTTAGAATCGCCAATACATTTTATTTCAAAAATTCTACTTGAAGTTTCAGCCATTTCATTTTCTCCTTTATTATTTGATTATTATTTGATAATACAGTTTTATATCTATTCTCAAACTGGTCGAATTCGATGGGTTTAAAATCTTGTTTTTCAATTTTTATCATTTTCGTGGCGCCACGAAAAAGGTATTAAAATGGAATATTTCCGTCGTCTACTGGTGTTATAACATTCTTATAGCTTTCATCATTATTGTTTTGCCCATCATCTTTCCATGCTTCGACTTCAACATGATTGCATACTATTTCAGTTATATACTTCTTTGCTCCATCTTTTTCATATGATCTTGTTTCTAATCTTCCTTCTAGCCCTATCTTACTAATTCTATCTTGATTATTACTTAACCATTCTGCTTGTTTACCCCACAGTACACAATTAAAGTAATTATATTCTTTCTCTTTAAAGTCTTTCTTTACTGCTATGCTAAAGTTAGCCACTGCCTTACCATCGCCCGGTGTAAATTTTAATTCTATTCCGTTCTTGCCTATATATGCATTTGTCATTATTACTTTATTCATTTCCATTCCTCCAATATCTCAATTCCATCTTTGCTAAATCCGAAACCATCATTTCCTAACTCACATTCTTCTATCCACGCATTTAAAGTTTCATACCCTAGTTCATCAAATACAGCTTTATCATTTTCATAAGCATATTTGCATAAACCAGAAAAATCTTTTTCACCTAAAATTCCAATTAGGTTATATCCATTAAATAACTCACCAACTATTAAAATTTTATCTTTAAGATACCCCTGCCATGATTTTGTGGCTTTTTTAAGTTTAGCTTTTTTAATTCCACTATCCATGAATACACCTCCTAAGAACATTTCCGCTCATATCAAATACAATTCCATGTTGCATATCTATCTTTGCCCTTTGCCATCTTCCGTTCTGTTTATATCTACATGGGCTTGTTATACTATAGTTTGCTTCAAATAAGTATTTACTAGGGTTGTCTATAAACTCTTTTATACTTATCTTAGACATTATTTATTCCTCCTTAAAATAATTTTTAATTTCAAAAACTAATATTAAAATAAGTAATATAATTGTTAAATATTTCATACTTAATTACCTTCCTTTATTCTTTATATTTTAATTTTAAGCCCTACTCATTCCCTAAGTTGAGGGTTTTCGGGCTTGTTTGAAATATTTTTTTATTTATTTTTAAATTTCTATTTCTTGTTTTTTAGCTTCATTATCAAGTCTTTGGATAACCCCATAATAAAAGCCTACTAAGTTTGTATATTCTTCTTTAGTTAGTGCCCTGTTTAATGTATTTGCTAGTTCTAATAAATTTCTTTGCTCTTTTACTCCTATAGTTTCATAATTAAGTTCAATATTTTCATTCATATTAATAAACCTCCTAATTTTTATTCAATCTTGGTTTGCACCTTAAGAATACTTTGCATAGCTGATAGCTCATTTGATAATGCTTGTAACATATCTCTACTAGCTTTATATGTCTGTTCTGCTAAATCTCTATTAAATTTTAAATCTGCCACATTCCCACGTGCTACATCACCTATTAAAGTCACGCTCATGCCATCAGTTTTTAATCTAACTATTTCTTTGCTAAGTGCTATTCTATATTCTTTTTCTGCTTTAGCGTATTCTTTAGCTTTAGAAACTATATAATCTGCTCCTACTTCTAGTCTTTTTGCTGTGGTCCATATAGCCTGTGCTACTTCTACTGGTTCTACTGCCATTTAATCACCTACTTGTCCCCACAAATAATCTGTAAACTCACACTTTACAGCAAGCTCACAATCTGAAAGTTTTTTAATTTCATCCTTAATATTTTCTAATTGTTTTTCATTAAATGGCCCTTCAAATGTATTAATGTCATCAAGTAAAAACTTTTCACATTTTAAACGTTCTTTTTTATTCAATTTAACTTCTTCCTTTCAATAACTCATTTATTCTGATATAAACTAATAAAATAAAAAGTAGTGGTAAACATAAAATATATATTATAATG